TGGGTTTGAACCGACATTGCACATATACAGATATGACACACTGGACAAACTGAAACAGGGGCAAAATATATTTGTTGGAGCAATGGCAGACATATTTGGAGAGTGGATTCTTGACAGTTGGATAGAGGATGTCCTTTACGCTTGTGCAAAACATCCTCAGCACAATTACCTGTTTCTCACAAAGAATCCGAAAAGGTACACCCAGTACGGTGTGCCTTCTGGGAAAGGGAATATGTGGTACGGAACAACTGTGACGAATAGTGAGGACATGGAACGGATATACCAGCTTCCAAGCCTGTTAAACACTTTCGCTAGTATAGAGCCATTGCTCGAAGATATAGATGAAAACATTTCTGCACTGAAATATTTGAACTGGATAATCATCGGTGCCGAGACAGGACACAGGAAAGAGAAAGTGATTCCTGAATTCGAATGGATCAAGAGAATCGTTGTAGAAGCTGATTACAACGGGATACCGGTATTTATGAAAGACAGCCTGATTCCGATAGTTGGCGAGAAGAATATGCGCAGGGATTATCCGAAGGAACTGCAGATTCGAAAAAGAAGCGAGAAAGTCAATAAAAAACTCAGTGGCAACTGTATGTTGTGCGGAAAGACAGAAGATAAAAACAAGATGGTTACCTTGACAGCAAGAGCGGTCAGGGGCGGCAAGGCGACATCGTTTGGCCATATGTGTCATTCCTGCTTTGCGAAATGGCTGACTAGTCACAATATACCGGTGCCGGACCTGGAAAATAAAAAGGAGATTGAAGATGGCAAAGAGAAGCTGTAGAAGAACAACTGATGAAAACCTTATTCATAAAAAAGCTGTGGAAATGAGAAAGAAGACAGACGAACAGCTTGTGCATTATGTGGAAGATCGTGTGGAAAAAGCACGAAGTGAGGGCTTTAATTGTGGAAAAGCCAGTGTTCCAAAAACCGGAGAGGGAGCAAAGGAGTTTATCGCATTCCTTCAGCTGAATAAGATTCCGGGAATTGGAGCAGTAACAATAAACAAACTCATAAAGGTAGCGGAAGAAAATGGATACTTATAAGCGTTCGATAAGAGGTCTGCAGAGCAGATCTAACGGGGAACATTTTGAGGGAATGATAATTGCGGCATCCAGATTCTATGAAGAAAGAGGAATTGCAGCAGTTGATAAAACTCCGGAAGCATTTAAGGTACTGAAGGCAATGGACAGAAACAGAGGGCAGTTCATCTGCTGTTTCACTAAACAGGCTCAGCCTGATTTCAAAGGAATTCTCATGGATTCAACCATGATCTTGTTTGATGCAAAGCATACGGACAAAGATAAGATTAGCAGGGACGTAGTAACCACTGAACAGCAGGCGTGCTTTGAAAGGTATATGAAGCTTGGGGCAATGTGTTTTTTGGTTGTATCTCTGGAATTTAAAGAATTCTACCGGGTTCCGTGGGTGGTATTTCGGGATATGAAGAAGATTTACGGACACAAGTACATGAACCGGGAAGAACTGGAACCTTACAGGATCAAATATTCAAACGGAGTGGTGAAGTACCTCGATGGTATTGTTCTCCGGGAAAGGAATGAAGATGAAAGTACAGAAGTATGAGATCGCCAGAGTTATTGATAAATTAAAAAGTATTGTGCAGAAGAACGACCAGTTTCCGGCTCTGGGAGGGATTCTGGTAAAGGACGGGTATTTAATCGCCTCCAACTCCGAGATTACAATGAAGGTCAAATTAGAGGCCTCAGAAGGCAGTTATTTTATTATTCCAATGAAAGCCTTTGACTTGATCAAAAATCTACCGGATGGAGAAATCGACATCAGCGCAACCGACAAGAATGTAGTTATGATCAAGATAGGAGCAATTAAAAATAAATACCAGAGTTATCCTCCGGAAGAATTCAATTTTGATATTACAGAGGATCCGGAAGCCGATGGAGTGGAATTGAATGGTAAAAAGATCATGGAGGCTATAAGTCATGTTATTTATGCAGCAGCTGACGGCGGTGCGAACGCGCAGATGACCGGAATTTATTTCGAGGGTACGGACAGCGGAGTATCACTTGCCGCACTGGACGGGCATGTGATCGCAGTAGACTCCGTTAAAGCAGAAGGCGCAAAGGATATGAAGCTGATCGTGCCGAAGGCAACTGCCAAGAAGTTGATCTCCATGGGCGTGATTGATGATGTGACTCTTACATATACCAAAAACAGTGCGGTATTCAAGTCTGATGAATATACCGTTTACACAAGACTGATTGAAGGAAAATACTTTGCTTACCAGAAAATGTTTACCGAAGGCGAGATTAATACATGTGCATCACGAACCGCGTTGATCGGAGCAATGACCAGAGCAAAGATGTGTACAGAGGAAAAACAGCCGGCAGTATTCCAGATAGAAGACGATGTGCTGAATATCAGTATTCGGGATAAGTTGGCAGACTATCAGGAACAGGTGCCGCTCCAGGAAACCGTATGCAAATCCATACGATTGGGATTTGATTCAAGACTGGTCCTGGAAACACTAAAGGCATTTACCTGCGACAATATTTCGCTGGGCTTCACAAGTCCAAGAACACCGATGATCGTGGAAGCAGAGGATAGCGACATGAAAGCCATGGTGCTTCCGGTTGCGATAAGGGAGGTTTAAATATGATTGAGATTGTATCAGTGAAAGATATCAAAGACGCAACACCAGAGGAACTTGCAAATCTTCGCCGGAAGGGACTTCTTCCGGCAGAAGGAACCAGGAGAATACCTGCAAGAACTCTCAGCCCGTATGAGCGAACCAGAGCACAGGTGGCTGCTACTGGAAACAGATGGGCGATGGAAAACTTTATTGCCACGCACAGCTGAAAGGGGATGAAATAAATGAATTTGTATAGATATTATCAGCATGATGGATTCCGATGCGAAACTACAGTCGGAATTGTTAAAGCAAAAGACATGCAAGAGGCTGAAAAAATCGTAAAAAACCATTACGAAAAAGCATATCGAGGAGAATTCCAGCGAGATGGTTGGGAACTGGAAGAAGTTGAGTTTTCCGATGATGGATGCAGCGAAATTTATTACGGGTGATTAATATGGCGAAGGCGTTATATAACTTATGCAAAAGGAATGGGACAGTGGTGGAGTACTCCATCACTGGATCCGAAGTAGCTGAATTGATCAGCTGCAAAAAGCAGGACGTTTATAATTCTGCGAGCTATGGACAGATGATCAAGAAAGAGTTTTACGCTGAAGTTGTAGACCGGCCACTGAGCCGAACGAAAGATCTTACATTGCTTTTGGAATATGACCGGGTTTGCAGAGAAATTCTTGAGAGGTGTGGATGATGAAAGTATATAAAGCAGTGCATGAGAGAGAAAACAAGTGCAAGGAATTGCACAAAGAGATGAATATGAATGTAGGCCCGACCAGACTGGTCCAGCCGGATTTTTACCTGTTGGTCGATGTGGATGACCTGCAGAAACAGGTGAATACCTTGGAAAATGAAGTTCATCGCATGAAAAGAGTAGAAGCAAGGAGGAAATGGCGTTATGGAAGAAAAAATTATTAAGATATTAGAATTGGTTCAGACGAAAGACGATGGTACTGTTGAATTCTCGGAGGAATCAAAGAAGTTAATTCATGAAGTAGCTGAGAAATGCCGAATACTCCCTATTTACCAGCAAAACAAAGAAAAAGTAAATACGTACAAAGATGGAATGACAGCAAAGCAGGTATATATTGATATGTGTTTCAAAATTGTTAATGCTCCGACACAGATTCATATGATGATGGCACCTAAACTGATTCTTCCGGTAATTGATGATCTGTTGCAGGCGGAACTGAGCGAATCGGAGGAAGAAGTATGAGCCGGTTAAAAGACAGATTATTAAATTATCATATACAAGTGAAGAAATTCGCAGATGATGACCAGATGATTCTTGCGAACGATGTTTTAAGTATGATTGAACAATTGCAAGATGATTTGGAGTGGTATGAAAAGCCTAAACTCACGAAAACCGAAAAGAGTTTTATTGAGGCACTGGATCCTTCGTGGAGTTACATGCTGAGAAATGGAAAAGGGCAACTATATCTTGCTAGAAAAGTTGACTCTATGTACGGAAGTAACTTCAAATATTTGTATTTAGAAGGCATAACAATTGCAAAGTTTGATTTCATTGAAGCAGAAGACGAAAGCTGGTTGGTTGACGATTTGAGAAAACTGGAGGTAGAAGATGAGGATAATTGATATGGAATCGATTCCTATGATTCGCCACTATTGACAATAAGTTGCAGGAGGAACTAAAAGAAACGGAGGCGAGAGAATGAGCATTATCAGAAATAGATTGTACCAATTCAAACAGGAACTTTTGAGTAATAAGGATAGAGCATGGTATTCTCATACGAACTTGCTTACAGCAGTGGATCTGCTTATCACTGATTTGGACAACTTAGACGAATCTGACTGGATACGGGTTAATGACGAGATGCCGGTTGAACGAGATTCAATGTTTGCAAAGTTCAAAGGAACGAATAAATGGAAAACAGGAATGTTCGAGAAAGTCTCTCGAAATGTGCTCGTTACTGTTGAATACGATAATGGGGAACGCCATACCGAAGTTGCTCATACGGTAGACGGAAGGTGGAAATTGGAAATGCGGATTCTGAATGCAAAAGTCATAGCGTGGAAAGAAAAGCCACAGCCATATAAGGGAGACAAAAATGTATCAAACATGTAGCTTTGTATGCAAGGTCGAGGAATTTAAGCCCACAAGTAATAATTTCAGAACTGAATTTATCGGAAAAGATTGGACAGGCCGTAAACAGTATCGAGGAATAAGTTTCAAGAAAACACAATTTGGGAATATCGAAGATATTAACTATTATCCATTGATAAAAGAGTTTATTGAAATCGCCGGAAAAGCGGAATTGTTGAAGACGATTAAAGATTACTGCAGAGAGCACTGTGTATGGCTAAAGACAGAGAAGAATATAGAAAATTATGCCATTGATTGCCTGCTGCTAAAAGCATACGAACACTGGAAGGATTTTCCAAAACAGGCATCAGAACCAGATAAATGGATTTTCTATTTTGAGGATATAAAAATGCTCTCAAGAAACTTATGAGTCGGGATGATTATGCTTTTCCTTGCGCTGGCTGTCTTTGTGGTCATTGTGCGAATAATCTGTACAGTTCAGACAAAATGGCAGGAGAAGCAAAGATATTTTGCTATGTTTGCGAGGAATGTCGATACTATGATGGGGACTTAAAAAATAAAGACATGAGATGTAAACAGTGCGAAAACTATATCGTAACAAATGAACACGCTGAACGTTTGAGAAAAAAGATAAAGGCGGTAAAACGATGAGAAAGATTAAAGAAAAACGTATGCAAAGTTATGTTCTTAGAGCCAGAAAGTTGGTCCAGGAAGGAAAAAACAAAGAAGGCACAGAAATGCTTAACGATGGCATGAATTACTATAGTAAAAATATTATCAGAGCTCTCTCGCCATATGCGACTGCTGATGCCGGAATCGTCTCTATGGTTCTGCGTAATTTTGCAGATGACATTGAGAAAAATAATCCAGGAGCAAAGGAACTTCGTATATGGGTAGAAAACAATAGCACAAAGCCTGAGTTAAAAGAAGAAATCAAGGTTAAAAAACCAAATATGAAGTAGTGGAGGAATAGTTATGACAAGAACTGAAACAACCAAATTCCTCGGAAAATTACTTACAGATACTCGCCTCGGAGGGGCTGGCTCGCACTGGGCCAGCGAGGTTAGTATTGATCCATGGACACCGAAGGCAAGGCGGGTGGACTACATGGAATTTTCTCCGGCGAATCAATGCTCTGTGTCAGGAATAGAAAAAGGCATATTCACCTGCTATGAAATTAAGAGCTGCAAAGAGGATGTTTATAGCGGTAATGGTTTGAATTTCTTCGGGGAAAAGAATTACATTGTAACTACGATGGCGTGCTACAAAGACATTCTGCCAGATTTCCGGAGTGGCAAATTTGCTAATTACATGAGTGAAAAGCACCCGGATTCATCAACTTATTATGGCATTATGGTTGCTATTCCGTTTTGGGGAGAAGCAACGGAAGAATTCAATGATCCTACACCATTAAGCGAGGATATAAACTGGAAGTTGGAAATTGTATTGCCTTGCAGGCAGGGGATAAGAACGAAGTCTATGACAGAATTACTGTTCTGCATGCTGCGGAGCGGGCGTTGATAGCAGTGAAAATGTCGAATTCAAATTCAGTGAGGAAGAAGATGGATAAATCAGTATTAGTGATAGAAACACCAGAGAATTGCTATGATTGTCCAATTGGTCAAGATTGTAGCAATATATTGGAAACAAGCCTCTTTTGCCTGGGTGCAGGAAAATGCGTGATCGATAAAGAAGCGGCAACAATTCCTAATTGGTGTCCGCTGAAGCCATTACCGGAACGCCATATAGCTCCGAAAACTGCAACAGGGTATGAAATTGGTTATGAAGATGGATGGAACGAGTGCTTAGAGAAAATAATGAGAGGTGAACGATTTGAGAAGCTTGGAAAAAATATTGGGGAATCAGTGTATTCGGAATCACAAAGTAATACCCCCGACGCATATGGCAGAGATTGAACTTCCAGAGTGTGGTACATGCAAACTGATATGGGAATGCACGAATGGCTATGAATATGTAGCGGTTTCGCCACAAGATCCCGGCTCACAAAATAAATACCTTTATCCAATGTGGAACGATATGTGTGTATTAAAGGATATTTTCTTTGGCGATGAAGAAGTGAAATATAAGTACAGTTCAAAGAAGTTTCGGTATGTGAATGGTGTTGAAGGGTGGATGTATTTATGGAGGCCAATAGGGTATGAAATTGATGAATTAATAAAGAGAGTGATGAATTTATAAAGAGAGAAGGTGAATAAATGAGAAGTGCATTATTTTATATCGCAGGAGCTACTACAGTAGGAGCGTTTTTTACATTATGGTGCGCGGTAGCAGTACAAAGAGTGAGAAAAGAGAGTGAAGCATCCAAGTACGGAGAACTTTGTGCGAGGATCCAGAAACAGATTGATGAAACAAGAATGAGGATTTCTTCTGTGAAAATGCAGCTTCATATAGCAGATCATGCTCTGGATCAGGCATTGCTTCAGTGGAAGTATGAGTATTTGATGAAACAGGAACAATGGCTTGTCGAACTGATGTGCGGAAAAATAGAAGAAGAAAAGCAGGAGGAAAAGCAATGAAATGTAGTATTAGCACATATTATAAAATTTTAGACGCAGAGCTGTATGACTTTGATGATGGCTATATGCAGCTGAATGTCGATATTGATACAAAAAACATCGATCTTGAAGAATATGTAAGCATGCAGAAAAAGAGCATTGCGGATATGTGCAATGTGCCGGAAGAAAAGGTAATTCCAATATCTCGATTAGAGTATGAAACATATACAGACGAGTAAAGAAAGGAAGCCCATATGTACAGTAAATGCCAGAAGTGCGGAAAGAAACTGACGGATCCCGAAAGCATCAAAAGGGGATATGGACCGGAATGTTGGAACAGCCTGACTGCACATTATTACCGAAACCCTGTTGACTGGGAAAACTACAGAGTACCTGGGCAAATGAACATTGAGGATTTTTTGGATATGGGAGGTGGGGACAATGGCGATAAGAAAGATATGCCCCGAATGCGGGCAACAGTACGGCACCAGACCAGCAGTGTCGAGAAAGGATAGGAAAACAGAAATATGTCCTGACTGTGGAACAAAGCAGGCACTTGACACTGTGAGGGATTTGTTGGGACCGGAAATGACCGATCAGCAATGGGAAGGATATAAAAGTGGATTTTTAAAAAGGTCGAGGGAGGGACAGCATGGATAAAACGCTTTATAATGCCAGTGGATGTAAGGACAAGACTGCTCATGATGCAATTTGCGCCGCGAATAAAACGCAGGTGTTCCGATCGGATTGGACGCCAAGAGATGCGGACGCGGATATGTTTGTAAAGATGG